GGTCGCTCATTGTGTTGAGATGGTGGGCAAAGCGAATAAGATCGTCTTGCCCGATCGGTGCAAACCCGTGGGCCGTCCGTGGCCTGCTAATACCGAGTAGTCACCACCCCACAAGCCACCGGGCCAGAGCGATCACCCCAAGCACCACCAGCCAGAACAGAGTCATAATCAGCCAGCTGGTCAGCCTGTCGGATGGGTGGGGCATGGGGGGCGACTCTCCGAATCGTTGAGGTTTGAACTATCAAGCATTACTTAACAGTTGGCCAAAATCTACACCATGCTCACAACCACCGCCCGCCCGCCATCCAATCGAGGATAGACGGGCTTTTTTTGTTTCGAAATGGCCGCCAAAAAATAATTCCAAAAAAATAATAACTACCCTCTTTACTTCTGATTTATTACTGGTATATTTAGATTGTCGAGACGAGGAACACCAACCACAAACCACGAAAGAGAGATTCGAGATGACCAAGACCAATTCGCTCGCCCTTCCCAAGACCTGGAATGCCATCAAGGCCAACTTCCCAGGATCGAACAACAAAGGGCTTCGCGACAAGATTTTTCAATCTGCGATTGATTCGCGACAAGTTAGCCACCTTGCCGGATCGGTTGCCTTGTCCGCATCGGGGAAAGCATCGCTTGAGGCTGTGCAAGCCGTGGTAAATCAAGAGCTTGCCGAGCTTGGAGCCTAACACATGCCCAAACTGCCCAGCCTAGCCGTCCAGTCATCCCCCGCGTGGCGTGCTGCCCTCGCTGATCTTCGACAGGCCCTCGAATCCAAGGGGGCCAAGATCGGCAAGGGGGACGCCGCCCTGGTCGCTCATTGTGTTGAGATGGTGGGCAAAGCGAATAAGATCGTCTTGCCCGATCGGTGCAAACCCGTGGGCCGTCCGTGGCCTGCTAATACCGAGTAGTCACCACCCCACAAGCCACCGGGCCAGCATCGCCACCCCAAGCACCACCAGCCAGAACAAGGTCATGATCAGCCAGCCGGTCAACCTGTCGGATGGGTGGGGCATGGGGGGCGACTCTCCGAATCCTTGAGGTTTGAACTATCAAGCATTAATTAACAGTTGGCCAAAATCTACACCATGCTCACAACCACCGCCCGCCCGCCAACAATCGCGAACGTCGCCACCAGCCAACTATACCGCCCGGCCCTCAAGCTGGCCATCGTGGGCCCAGGTCGATCCGGCAAAGACACCGCCGCCGAATGGTTCGCCGCAAGGCATGATCGGCGGGCCATCATGCGGGCCAAGGGCGATGCCATGCGGGAGAGTGATCCAGCGGCGCTGGCAAGGGAGGCCTTGAAGTTTGGCGATATCGCGAACGGCATTCGAGCGAAAGTCGAGATTGAGGCAGTCAAGCTCGAGGGCCTGGTGGACCTGACAATCTGGATTGACCGAGAAGTAGAGCGGGATGACACTCTAGAGTTCGGGCCGGAGGTGGCGGACATCATTATCCAGAATCATGGGGGGCTGGCAGATTTTCACGCTCGTCTTGCTCGCCTGGCGCGATCGTGGGGGGTGTTGAGGTAGGCGACGATAGACACCCGTTTATTTTGTCATATTTTACCCATGTGATTATCTGGATTTGTTGCGATGTTTTCTAATACCTGTACTGACTTACGTGCATTCTTTCGACTCTTTCGCAAGAAATGGACCAGAAATCGACAATAAATAGACCATAAATGCCGAAAATCGGATAACATACTGCGCGATCAATCGCCATAGCTTATAACGAGTTATGGCGTTTTTTTACGCGCCGATTCTTTGTTATTTGCGGTCTTCCAATACGGTGCTTCCATCTAGACACTATGCCTTGTTTCGCTGATAATGCTCGCCTGTACATAGTTTTTTACTGACTTAATTAAGGTCAGTAAACTTGCTAGTAACCACGAAAAAGGGCATCCAGCTATGGGCAAGCCAATCACGGGATGGTGGGACAACCGATCGAAACGGTACTACGCACGACTCGGCGAGCGGTCGGAAGCGAGCGGTAAGCGGGCCGCTTACATGCTCTGCCATGCCGATGGCGAACCAATAGCCTATGGGCAGGCCGGGGCCAAGGCCGAATCGATCAACCGACGACTGGCCGAAATCGAGCGAATCGAGAAGGGTAGGGGCGGGGTAACGGTCGCGGAGCTTTGCCAGGAATACCTCGATTGGCTGAGAGTCGAGGGCCGGGCCCCGCGGACCATCGAAACGCACTTGGCCCACTTGCAAGAGTGGTGCAAGCACCAGAGCGACGGAAGGCCCGTAATGGGCTCCAGACTGGCTGGAGAGATCACGCTGGCCGATCTGACCGCGCATCGCAAGGCAATGGAAGCACGGGGCAACCAGACGGGCTACGTGCGACTCAGGTACGCTTCGATCCTTGCGGCATGGAATTGGGCGGATCGGCCCGTAGAAGAGCGCGTGCCGGTCAAGCTGATCAAGGCCAACCCATTCGCCGATGTCGCAAGGCCGAAAGCTGGGAAGGGTCGGAACAAGTCGCTCCCGTGGGGGACGACTCGTCGGATCATTCGGGCGGGATGGGGGCTGGCCAAAAATGGAGACAATCGCCGAAGCGTCGTGGACACCAGGCGAATGAACATGATCTATCTCAGGTTTGTTGCGTCAACGGGATGCAGACCAGGAGAAGCTGCCAAGCTCAAATGGTCACAAATCGACCTAGACAACCGGGTGGCAGTGTTTCACGGCAAGACGACCGGGCGAACTGGCAAGGAACGCATCATCGCAGTTCCGGTCAGTCTGGCCAACGCCCTGCGACGAATAAGCCTGTCCAAGTTCAAGCATGATGAGTATGTGTTTATTCCAGCCAGTACGAAGAAACAGAAACCGCCATCGGCCCGCGATTGTACGGTCTGGTTTCGGTTGCTTCGGATTCAACTGATCGAACGTGGTTTCGAGATGCCAGAACAGGCTACCCTGTACTGGGCTCGGCACGAATATCAGTCATTCGGACTTGAGCACTTGTCAGAAGAACGGGTGTCAGCGGTGGCTGGCAATTCTCCGCAAGTTCTCCGATCAACCTATCAACACTTGCGGGCGAATAAGGTGAGAGAAGACGCCGATACCATTGATAGGGAACGGCGGAAATTGAAGTAATCAAGCGGTGGCGTGGCGTAGCGGTGGCGTAGCCAATGGGATGGTTGCGCGGTCGATCAACTGAGAAAATCTTTGCCCGATCGACCTGCGATCTTTTGGCGTGGCCGTCCTTTTTTCTGCATCCCAGGCACGCCCGATGGCTCGGCTAGTGACACCTCTTGCGATGCGAGCCAAGCGTCCAGAGTGGATCGGCGAATCGTGATATTGGCAGGTCCACGGTGGCCGTGTGGGCTGCCATTGCGTATGTGTTTCATGCCCTTGGCAATCCACTCGTTTATCTTCCTGGGGCCAACGCGAGCGTATTCGGCGGCTTCCTCAACTGTCATGTTTTCAAGAGGCATCGTCGGTCCTTTTGGGTCCCATAAGGTTTGGTCGGGTCTGGCATGGTTTGGCAGGGTTTGGTGATGTTTGCTCTGGCCTATCGCTTTCCAGCACTCTGCAAATCATAGAGATGTTTCGTCGCCTGTTTGGCCTGGTGCTTCTCCTGTTCAATCTTTTGTTTCATTCTGTTTTCCGCTCTCGATTGCAGCTCTTTCAAGATGGGTGGCGGAAGTGGATAAACTCCCGAGATCCTTGCCCACGGATTGCTAGACCTCTGCGATTTGATCAGCTTGGCCAGCGGTCCGTAGTATTTGCGGGGCGGCCTCGGCTGGGATGGTTCGATTGGTTCGCCACGTTGTAAATTCGGGCTGTCTTGTGCTTCTTCCTTCCCCCGTTCGTTCGCTCGCCGGACCTCTCGCCTCCGATCAAGCTCTGTCTTTTTCGTGTACGGAAAATTGTCAACCTTCGTGATAATTCGAGCAGTCGCGATTCGCAGCCAGTTGTCTTTGCAGCCAACCATTTCGCAAACGTCTCGAATGTAATAACAAAGATGCTCGTCCGCACATTCTTGGATGGCTTCAAGAATCTGCTGTTCTTCTCTCGTTAGCGGAATGGGGTGAAAAATGTCAGAAGACGATACTTCAGACATGGGCGGATAAATGGGTAGATCTTCTGTTGATATGATGTCATCACTGGTTATTGATAACGTTTTAATGCTCATAGCTGGTCATGTTCTCCGGTGGCGTTCATGATTGTTAATTATCCTTTGATATTTGGTTTTCAAGATTGGTGATTCGCTGGTCGAACTTGGAAACTATGTCGAGCATTCGCACGCCGATTCGGTAAGCTGCGATTGCTGAACAAATCATAATTATCAGGCATGCGACTTGTAGCGTTTGATTGATGATGTCTGTCATGATCATTCCTTTTCTAGTTCAAGATTGGTGGTTCGCTCGCTGGCCGCCCGTCGCAGGTTGTTGGCTGGTATGTTTCCATGATTCTTGCTCCGTGGTGAATTCGATCGGGCCGAAATAGAGGGCGTTTGGAAAGTCGCGAACGTGGGCAGAAAAAAGATAGCTCCCAAGATGTAATTGCCCGTACCGCCTGGTAAGCCGGATCTTGATTACTTCCGTTTTCGGTAATGACTGGCAGAGGTAAAACCCCGGCTCAGTCGGCACGGTTCGCGAAAGCGGGATCTTGATTGGTTCACTCATGATTCATCTTTATCGCCCGTCGCGGGCAGGTTGGCTAAATCTTCGATGTCGATTCCAAACAAAATCGACTCAATATTTCTGAATTGATTCTTGATCTTTTCGCAAGATGCAACATTCAGACATACGAAAGCATAATTGATTGCTTTCGCTATTCTGATTTGATTTTTTATCAATTCCGCCTCAACCTTGGCCAGCTTGTCGGCGGCGGTCGTTTCGATCTCGCGAGAGAATAGAATTGGCCTCTCTTTTTTGGTCTCTGCTGTCACTTCCCCACCTCCATCGTAAACGCCCGCTTGACCGTTTCGCACGCATCAACCTGCTCGATCAACCTTGCTCTCATTCAGACCACTCAGCCCATTCTGGCCTTTCCATTCTTTGATCTTGCTGTCCAATTCAATTCTGCGAATAGTTTCATACGTCTCTTGTCTATGCACCGTCACTTCGATCGGTGCTGTGATACCCAACCTGACGGTATTCCCCCGAATATCAACCACGGTCACCGCAATGTTGTCTCCGATGATGATCGACTCTTCTTTTTTGCGAGATAGCACAAGCATGGTTGATCGTCCTTGATGCCCCCTCGGGAGCTTTGGGCAGGTGTGGGTTTGTGGTGCTAATTCTTGAATGTTCAAACATGCCGCCCATCACTGAACGGCACGCAGTTATCTTTTCACTTACTGGATACTTACGGCGTACCTTCCAGAATCACCGGGCGAATATCGCCATAATCCATGCCAGAAAGCTCAATAATCACGCTCTGCAAAACTAACCTTGTGGCCTTGTGAATCTCGTCAGGCAAGGGGACAAGTTGCTGTTGTTTGGGATTGTCAATCTATCCGTCTAGTCAGTCCGCCTCTTCATCATGCCCGTAAGGCAACGCTTCCTGATCAATGGAATCGTTGATAGCTGGATTGAAGGCGATTCCGTTGACTCTTGGGGCCATCCGAGACGAACGAGTCTGCATGGGCGGAATGGTAACTTTCGCCTTCGAGTAAAAATCAATTTCGTTCTCTCCACTACCGTCCGGCGTGAACACCAATTCGAGTGTCAGCTTTCGTGCGCCAAGCTCGGTTTTGCCTCTGGCCAAAATGTCCTTGCGAATTTGTTCAATGGCCTGATTGAACATCATCGCCGTCCGGCCTTCATCGACCTCTGAAAGATTTTCGAGATTGAGCGCCAATGCTTTGGCCATGCTGACTGACTCCTTTGGTAGCGAGTAATGGGTGGGCAGGTGAATGGTTTGATCGATCAAAATCACGTCCCTCACACTAAGGGACTCGAAACTCAATTTTGTGTTGTGAATTTTTTGGAAATTCTCAAAGATTCCCTGCGAACTTGCGGGATCCACCCTGCGGGAGCCAAGCCACCCAAGGCGGCCACGCGGGAACACAAAGGCCATAGATCGGCCTGAGAGGCGACAAGCGGACGTGGCGTGGTGGGCTTGTGGGCGGGTGGAAACGGGGGGGTGGGGGCTGGTGATCACTTTGATTTTCTGGATTTTTTTGGTTCGGATGGCTTTTGAGCTTCCAGCCTTAGCTGGTCGTGATATCGCTGAATCCCGTCTCGGACTTGCTGGGGCGTCAACGTGAACTCGGGAGAGAAATTGTAGTCACATCCATCGTCGGGATGCACAAATGGCCCTAGTGACTCTACAGGCTGTATTGCTGGCGTTCGTGATTGGTGCCTCTGTGATGCGATCGGCGGCAATGCGGAAATCCAACCGTCCATAGTGCTCACGACTCTCTTTCTGTTGGCTCGTAGGTTGTATAGACCCATTGGGACTTGATTCGCTTGACGACGATCAACGGAAGATGGTAGCGAGCCTGGAACCCTCGAATCTTGACCAGGGCGTCATCCTCCATGAATCCCTTGATCTCGTGAATTTCCAGAATCCCGTCCGCCCGATAAACCGCAAAATCCGGCGTTTACCAGCAATTCTCGCCGATCCTGAATTTGATCGACTGAAACAGGTATTTAGTGACCTCTCCGGAGAGCACTCGAATATCCAGCACTTCGCGAGCATACTTCGCTTCCGTATTGTTCATTCCGGTCTTCGGTTGCGTCGTCCGTGCGAATCGTTGGCGGCTGGTCATGCTGACTCCTTTCGTGGTGGTGAATCAAGAGGATTGAGGCGTGAGATAAAAACCGTTTGGCCTTCCTGGAAGACGGTACGGCTCGAATCGTTTTCGCGTGGATTCTTTCGACCAGCCGAAAGCAATCCTGAGAATCGCGTGCGTATCTTTCTCGTGATATGCCGGATTCTGAAAAATGAACTCGTGAACGATCGTATGACACGATCTGCAAAGCGGCACAAGGTCAGTGGTGCGTTCGTGGCCAAGTCGCTGGTACGTTCTGTGGTGCAAGTCAACCTGATCGGCCTGACACGAAATGCAAGCCTTAGGAAGATCGCTGGCCTGATATCGCTTGCGGGTGTTTTCCCACAATGGACTGAGTAGATATTCCTCGTAAGTCATGCCCAGCATTTCAAGACGCGACGACTTCGTTGACATAAAAACCTCTCGAAAGTACTCATTTTCACGTGTTCAAAACATACAGCGCATGCGGGGATTTCTTCCACCCCTTCGTATAAAAGGTGAATAGTTCTTAATAACAATACTGGTATAGACTTAAAGCTTTTCAGGCATCCTAGCAGTCGCGTACTGATAGTGGTTTTTGATAGTAACCGGGGCGTATCCCGCTCGCGGATCTAAGACACCGCACGTTGCCCGGACAACCTGCAATCAGGTTCACCACCTTTGACGCTGCTATTAACCGAACCACGACCTCGGAAGGTGCCACTGGGGGAGGTGTAATGCGTCCCCGTGCTATTCGCCGACTCGATAAATGTCAGCCAGGATTCTTTTTGATCGGGAAAGATCACCTCAAGACAACCCGCCCAGTCTTTCGACCGGGAGTCTACCAGCCATCCCTCATGCGCTGAAAAACGCAACGCTCAGTCCATTCGTGAGATTTCCTCCTAGCTTTCCGGTTGTGATTGGTTTTCAGCCGACTTGTAGAGGCCGATCAGTTTGCCCGCGTAGGACCTTGAGTACCTTTCCGGGTTGGCGTGGCCTTTCCACTTGAGGAAGCTCACCATCTTCGGCGTAGGGGCCTCGTGTGCGATTGTGCGGAGAAATGCGGACGGCGTTTGTCGTTGCGCCGTGAGTGGATCGAATTCGGTTCGTGATTCGTAGGCTATTGTTCGCTGCCTGGTGCGGATTTCTACTTCCCGTCTTGCGGCTTCTTTCTCGGCGTGTATTTTCTTCGCGGCGTTCGTGATATCGAGCACGTCTAAGCCTTTGCCCTTGGCCAGTAGCTCATGCGTGAGTTTCCTGACTTCGGATGCTCCACCATCATTGATGAATAGATCGGCTGGCCTTACGAGGTCGTGTTCATCGGTGAGATAATTGAAATCCAAAACCCGGCAGTCAGGTTTTCCGAGCCGGGTTCCGCGTCCAAGCATTTGCATAAAGAGTGCTCTGGATTTGGTTGGCCTGAGAGGTACTACGCATGCAGTGTGCGCAGCGTCGAATCCTTCCGTCAAGACTCCAAAATTCACAATGTATTGAACGTCTTTCCGCTGGTATCTCGCGACCTTTTCGGAACGGTCTGGACATTCGCCGCTTACCCAAGTTGAAGCCAATCCCATTGACTCCAGAGCGTTCGACATTGCACTTGCTGATGCCACGTCCGGCATGAAAATAATTGTAGGTCTGTCTCCAGCTTCTTGCTGAATCGAGTTGGCTAGAAGTCCGATCTTTGGCGAAATTCGTTCGGCCAAGTCGTCATTACTGAAGTCTTTTTTCTTGTCCATCTTCAGGCTTCGCAGGTCGATATCAATCTTGATTTGAACATAGGTCAGACGGGCCAAGTATGGGCCTGGTGCTTCGGCTGTCATTCCATCGATAATTGAAAATTCATGAGCCACGATATCGAACACTCCCATCAAGCTTTCGCCGTCAACGCGGTCTGGTGTCGCGGTAACACCTGCAAAAATGGCTGTATGGAAATGGTTCTTAATCTTCCGGTAGCTGCTTGCGGTAGCGTGGTGAGCCTCATCACAGATGATCATTTTGAAATGATCTTTAGGCCACGATTCGAGCCGTTTTTTCTGGAGCGTTTGGACGCTGGCAACAACGACTTGCGGGTCCATGCCGTGCCGGGCCTTTGCGCTGGCCTTCTCGATTCCGGCTGTAATTCCAGCCCGTTCAAGCGTGTTCGCAGTCTGTGTGATCAATTCGTCGCGATGCGCGATGACAAGCGTTCTGCCATCCTTGTCGGCGACCATTCGAGCGATCTTCGCGATGATGACTGTTTTCCCAAGTCCGGTGGCGTGGACTATCAATGGGGCTCGATAGCCTTTCTTGATCGCATCGCGAGTGGACCTAACAGCATCGGCCTGATACGACCGCATGTTGATCTGGTCAAGCCCGAGTGGTGGCACAAATGAAAATAGCTTGCTCATTGTATCCAATAGCCTCGCCCGAAGCATTTCGGGCATTCGCCGATGCCCGAAAAGTATCCTTCGCCATCGCAACCGCCGTTGATTTTGGTCGTGCATTTCACCCAATGTTTCGGGTGATCGACCTTGAGAAATTGCACCACTCGTCGATGGTAAGCGCCTTTCGACCCTGACGATCCGGCCTCCTTAAAAACCGGTGTCACTTCCAGTTTCAGTTTGCGGCGTCCGGCCTGGAGTTTGTTCCAAATGAGCGCGTCAGCCTGGAAGATTTTGAGCGACATTCCCGAGAGGACTTTTGAAAGTGGCAGGGCCGAAACGAATTCATCGTCGCTCGGTTCCTCCCAAGCATCGCCCCGATCAACACCATCGTAGTATTGGGGATCTTCCGCATCTTCCGGCTCCTGCTCTTGATCGGCATCAGGGAGGGTGACGATTGGGACGATTCCTTTGGCCATCCTACCGGAAGCTCGTTTGGCGGCGATTTCGGGCGGGTCGTCTGAGAGGACTCCGTTCACGATCGACTTGCCGAGAGCCTTGTCAACTTCGGCTTGGACGATCTTGGCCGTGGGCTTTCCGGTTGGAGACGCTTCGATTGCTGCATCCCAAACTTCGGCCCGTTTTCCCTTGGGGATAGAGGCCAGCGGGCGGGCCACTCTTTCGGAGTCCGGTAAGGGTTTCTTCGGATTTTCACCCGTTTTTGGGGTAAAATGTGAAGATGGGATAACCTCTTGGCAAGATGGGTTGTGTTTGTCGCCCATGGGCGACATTTTGTCCACCTGCTCATGGTGTACAACTTTAAGGCTTCCTTTTGCGATTTCTCCGACGATTTCCGCCGAAGAAATCAACCTTGCTGAATAGGCTTTGCTGATCTCCCATCGTGACGCGCAGTAATCTTCAAAGGTGGCAAATGAGGCTCGATAAAGTCGCTTGTCTCGAATTGATAGCAAGGCCGTGCCGACTTCGATAAACGACTTGATTCCACGGGTAATCACTGCCTCATGCTGATCGAGGATCGTTTGTTCTTCGTTCGAAAGTAAAACCTGAACTTGTGCCGATAGTTGGATCATGCTGCTCCCTGTTGTTGTGCTGAATAGATCTGTCCCAAGTCTGCTACTGCATCTCGCCAATCGGTATAGATCCCGAGAGCCACTGCCAAGTCGAACAATCCCAGGCGGAGCCCAGAGCCCTTGTCGTTGTAGCCTCCTGTTACCTTGCTGACCGCCGCTGATTTAACCTTGTCGTCCCGGTTGAATGCGTGGCAAGGAACCCATTCACGAGTCTTGTCGATCGATCCGAAGTTGACACCCCACGATGCTGCGAGCTTGATCTTGTCGGGGATCGCTTCCCGAACATCGCAGGCTCGATAGTGGCCTTGTGAGTCCACGGAAATGGGGATCTGAAATTTTCGCGTTGGTCGCACGATTGGCGCGATCTCAGGCGTGATCGGTGGCAGGTCCAGCAACCACCTTGGAACGATAGCAGGGTAGGGTAATTTTTTGGGCGATTCGGCTGGCGATCGGAATCGATATCGTTCGCCAGTGACTACATGGATCGACGGCGGTGCAACGATTAGCGACCCATCGCAAAGTCGCTCGGCTGCGGAGTGCTTGCCATCACCTGCCCACAGCACGGCCTTTCGCAATGGCCGTTGCCAGTTCGGAGGAAGCAAAAACCAGTGATGCTGGCCGTTACCTCCCGAGTGCGTTACCCATGTTTTCGGTTTGAAATAGTTCAAGGAATCGAACCATTTAATCGATTCGGGTCCATCAAGATCGATCACCATAAGCCGACGCGAAACGCCAAGCATGATTTGCATGTTCGGCGTCTCAAATTTCGTCATCAGGTCGGGAGGACAATCGGCCTCTTGGTACTGTTTGAATCTCACGAGTGGGCGCTTCGCATCGATCCGAGACGGTAGGCAAGCCATGCCACGCGAAGCGTAAAATTCTGCCATCGTGCGAGCGGCTTGGATATCCATATCTGTAAATGTCATGGCTTGCTCCTGTGTAAATATAAAAAGCCACCCCGCTATCACAGGGTGGCGTTGTTTGGTTATGTCGTCAGAAAGGAATCTCATCATCGTCAAGCTCTGGGCCGGGAGGAGACGACACGTTGGCCATTGCGGGCTGCCTGTTTTGCGGTGACTGTTGGGCAGGCTTTTCCGCTGGCTTACTGGCTTGGCTCTTTCCATAGTCTGCCCCGGTCTTGTGTTCGTCCGATTCGCTGATTCGTTTTTTCAGCCAATCGGGGAAACTATCGGGGATCGTTTCGGTGATCGAATATTCGATTGGTTGATTAATCATATTTGGAACGGCCATTCCTTTGACCAGGGCACTGACACCCGAGATGTTCGCATAAATACGATCGGCATTTGTCTTGCTCGGATTGTGAGTGACAGTGACCAGGCAGGCTTTGCCGATGATCGAAGCAAGGTCAAAGGCTGGCTTCTCTTCCTCAGTGAATTTTCGACCTCGCCAAGCCTCAAGGAATTTGCAGAGTTTGCTTTTCTCGTGTAGCGAGAGCTTGAAATCTTCTCCAACAGAGAAAGGCCGACCGTCTGCCATCATCTCGTCGGAAAGCTCCCAGACGATCCGAATTTGGCGAACTTTCTTGAGTCGCTTGGTCTCGAAATCTTCGATATCTCGCGTGCCGAGATCGTAGATTGCGTAGCAAACGGCTCTGTGTGTTCCGGCTGGTGCTAACTCGAAATTGCCTTCGGGTTTTGGGGCAAAAATCGCCATGTGAACCTCTATGCGTATGTGGATCGAATTGTGATGAACGACTTTTAGACCCGTCGATCAAAGGTCGGGATGTGGCCAGAAAGCGTTCGCAAGACGCCTAACCCGCTGATCCTAAATACGCTCCTTTGATCTTGAGTGATTCTAAAATCTGCACTCTTCTCCAAACGATCCGACCGACCGGCCAACCCATCAGACTAGCAGTGGATCGAATGGATTCGCCGCGATAAAACATCAGGTCGATAAGCTTCTGATCTTCCGTGGCCAAGCTGGCCACCAGTTGCGTGACTTCCTCAAAGAGTCTTGCCTTTTCCGCTGCTTCGCTTTCTTCGCGATATGGATCGAAATTGAGTGGCCTGTGTCGCCGCATGAATCGAGAAGGCCTGGTGTCCAGGGATGCGGCTATCGCTGTATGTGGTGCTTGCGTGGTTCTCATCATCCCGTCCTTGGTGCTGATTGGTCGTGCGGTGTATTTGGGTTGGGGGGGATGTTGTTTCGCTTGCGGCTGGCCTGATCAGTAACAGCCAGCCCCGTGTTGCTGTGCTATCCAGGCCGAGTCATTTTCTTCATCAAGCACCTCGTGATAGTAAGCAGTCTGAATCCCCTCATCCCAACCTGGTCGAGTCGCATCCATCGCAGGACTCTCACCGCTCCGCACCAGGTCATAGGCCGTTGCATAGTTCTGGTCCCACTCGCTTGGCCCCGTGGGAAGCTTGCGGCAAACAACCTCAGTCACCACTATCGGAGCGGGCAGGATTCCTACCCCGAATTTTCGCGACTGGCGTACTTTGGTCTTGTCTGTCGGGATTCTGGTCAGTAGGCTTGTCATCTCTGGTTCTCGCTTTCGTGTGGTGGTGGGGCTGGCCCTTGTTGCAGGGGGCCAGCCTTTTTTTGGTGGTTGCTTGGCAATGCTTGGATTGTTGTTGGGTTGCCCGTGGGGGCCTGATTGGGCTGGTTAGCCCCGCTGTTTGATCTCATCCATCTTGGCGAGCAAGGTGATGAGGTCGTCTCGGGTCAACACGAGGTCGATCCCTTCGTTATTGCTCAACATCACTTCGTCCTCGTCGAACATGACTGGGACGAAAGGGGCGGTGAGAATCATCGTTTCGGCTCCGTGGTTGGTGGTTTGTTTGCGTCACTGAGATGATCTTATACTTTGTGTGATAGAAAGTCAATCGTGCTCTAGAAATTATTTTTTGTTGCTACTGTATTTTGCGGATTGGCCTATATAATGACTTGTCGGAACAAAAATCGTTTCGTTTACTGATAACTGTTCGAGGGCGAAAATGCTGACAACCATCGCGAGCGGAACAATGGCTAAGAAACGCATGGGGAGACCTCCTAAGGGGCGAAATGATGTCACTGTCCGAATGGACGTTGAAATCAAGAATCGTTGCGATGGAGTGGCCAAACTTTTAGGTATGACTCTCAATGAATACCTTTCATCTCGCATGGATTCGATTTCTGAGAAAGAACTCCAAGCGATCGCAAAACCCAAACTCAAGCCGTCGTCTTAACACCACCCGCCCACCCGCTCGCGCCGTCCTCACAACACCGCGATGGATGGGCAGGTGATGAACACTCACTGATTCATTGCGACGGCTCATCTCGCCATGCCGCCTGTATGCTCTGGCTCGCACTGTCCAGCACGTCCCGCCCGATCTTTCGGCCCGATCTGACGACGACCAGGGCGATGACAAAAGGCCAGACAATCCCGTCTGAGATCAGCCGGGTGTCGCGATAGAACGGATAGGCAAACAGGCCAGCCCCGATCATTACCCCCGTTGGTATGGCCCATATCAAAAATAGAATTGTGATCATGCTCATCTCGTTTCATTCCTCACTTGTTAATGCTTCCACTTGTCCCCGAACCGTCTATCCATCACTCTTGTGATCTTGGCCCACTCGTCCGGCTTTCTCACGTCTACCGGCTTAGGGCCTCTCCTGTAGGCTTCACGAAATTCGCTGGCTACCCAAGTGACCAGCAACACCGCATCGACGACCATCAATATATAAATAATGTCTTTCATCATGAATCTTTCAGGCGATCAATCACGGCCTGCCCTTCTGCGATATGATCGACAATGGCTTGCTCATGCTTCTCTCGGCACCACCGCTCGATACTCCCCCGGATCTCTCGTGGGATGCGTCGGATCAATTCATCGCCAAGTTTGCCAGTCTTCATATCTTTGGGCTGGCAGGAACTCAGCACGATCTCTTCAATCTCGATTCCGCCGGGCTGGGCAGGGTGATCCTTACAGGCCGGCTGATCCTTGTGGACGAGGAATCGAATGTGGAACACATAGGCAAGTTGGTAGTCCTCATCCTCGACCCCGAAGTGAGTGAATCGAGCGTGTGCGGAAAATCGTTTCGGGCTGGCGGTGTTGGCTAATCTCATCTGGCTCATCTCGGTTCTATCCCTAGTTCCTCGAATGTTGGAAAGCTCATTTGGCCTGGTAGTGGAACGTGGGCGGCTGGTTCTCCCGCCTGGATCTTCAGTTGTTCGACGGTCGGAACCTTGGCAGGTGTTTCAAGCTTCGCGGGTTGGCTTCGATCAATTCGTTCGCGTCGATGATTTTTGTTGGTGGAAGTTCCACCTGGTCGCCTTGTATCGAAATGCCCGCCATAAACTCGTCGATTTCGCCGAAGATCATTTCCCACAATTCGTCCCCAGGTGACTGGCTGCATTGCCCGCAAAGGCAAGCGCTGTGAACGACTAAAATCTCGCGTGGTAGCTCTTCGTCGTGAATCATCAAAGAGATGTCAAAAGGGCCGTTCTTGTCTTTCGCCCGCAGGTATCGAACGACTAGCAGGCAGTGTTGAGGCAATTCGATTGCATCGACGCGGGCTAGGATTTCGGCCTTGGTCATCATGCTTTCGCTCGGCTGGTAGTGGTGATTGTGGTGGCTGGGTGGTTTGTAAATGTGCTGACTCAATCAAGCCAGCACATAGTTATTAGTGACTTAGTAACCTGTCTTGATTGACCAGTTTGTTCGTGGTCCGCTCGATTCAACGAATTCCTCGAAGTCGATTTTCGTGATATCGATTGGCTTGATATCCTTTTCAATGCACAGATTTTCAAGTTCTTCCCGTGTCTTGATCAGGTCAGTAACTGTCACACTTTCGACCACCTTGACCTTCGTTTTGTCGATTCTCTTCATGTACTCAACGGCAAGATTCATATCTGTAATTGTGTTGGTTCCGTTGCTTGTTCGACTCGAAACCGTGCCGAAGTCGTATGTGTAGTTCTTCTTTTTTCCGCCGCCCAAAAGCTGCTTTGTGAGCTCGATAAGCTGATCCTTGAACCGGAAGTCCCACCAATTCAGACGGGTCTGTTGTTGCTTGATTTGCTTATCAAAGTTCGCGATGACGATCGCTTTCCGCTTCTGGATTCCGTCGATCTTTGATTCGATCTTCTGGCGAATTTCAAGGACTTCTTCCGCGACCGTTCGCGAAGTGATTGACGGAAGGATTTGGGCCGTGGGCATGGCCCCAAGGGCTTGTAGTTCCTCAATCGAATAGACTTCCCCGGTCTCGGGATTGAACGGTGTCCCGTCCTCCATCCACTCGATAGCGGGGGTCGTCGTGTCGGTCGCTTGGGTGTCAGGATCTTCAATCATTTGCGGAATCATGTGAATCTCTCTATCGTGTGAGTTGGTGAAAATGTGAAAGTTTGAAAGGCTATCAGCTCGTTGATCAGTAAGTAAACCCCGCGATAGCTTCTCTGGCCTCACTCAAGACCACCGCCGATTCCATATCCTTCGGTAAGTGAATTTCGCAGTGATCTACCAGAGCGTTGAACGCTCGCATCAGGTGATAAATGCTCGTGCCGGTTGGCTTGCTCGTGTTGATCGCTTGCAGGCCGTGCGGAATGTGGCTCGAATCACCTTCCGGCTCGATTTGGTCGTCCGCGTCAATCGGCGCATCGAATGGGATGCTTTCGGGCTGGGTGGCAGAGTCGGCAAGGATGGCTTCAGCTGATGCTTTCTCTTGCATGGCCAGCTTGGCTTGCAGCTCGGCTTGCTCATGTTCTGCTTTCTCTCTCTCAGCCTTGAATCGTGCTTCTTGTTCGTCGATCTCTCTTTGTCTCTCTCGCTGTTTTGCTTCCGTTTCTTCCTGCTCTTTTTTGAGTTTCGCCCGATCGTCAGCCAGCTTGATCGCTTCGTTCAACGCATCAATTCTGTCCTTGATCGAATCCAGCCCAGCATGTTTGCTCACCATCGCTTCGTCCTGAAATTCTGCGAAGCTCTCATCAATCACCAGCTTGGCCAGCTCGTACCGATGGCCCATTGCTTCGGCGATGGTTTCGGCCCGCGTGCCGCACCTCACAATACTCGCGATGTTGGCCAGTTGTTTTTTGATCCCGTTGACTCGTTTGGCTTCGATCTCTTTCGCTTCGGCCTCTTCTTTGACTCGCTTGGCGTCGGCTGCTTTCCGGGCCTCACTTTCCTTTCTCAATCGTTCAAGCTCCGCCCGTTCGTTCTCCGTGTTTTGCTGGTCTGCCAAGATGCCAGTCAGCTGGATAATGCATCCATCGCGAACCGCGGTTGCCTCTTCCGTGAATTCTTCATATCGAGCTTCCTCAATCACTCGATTGGTCATCTTTTCCAGGATCGTGGCCGTCACGCTCGATTGGCCCTCTCGGATTGCTTTGGTCACGCCCGATGGCATCGAGCCAATAAGATCCTTTATTGCCTTGATCCTTGTGGCTTCGGCCTCCATGCGGGCTTTACGCTCCTCCTCTTTTTTTCGCTCGCTGGCTTGAATCGCGGCGCCGATCGGTTCCTCAATTTTCTCGATTTCGCTGGTGATCGACTTGGCTACCGTGTCAATCTGGCGGCCACGTTCGAGCACTTCGGCTTTCAGTGTTTTCCGGGTGCTCTCGACTTGGCCGCGAAGTTTTACGAGTGTCTGGCGGGCTTGCCGGGCCTCTTTGTCGCCCGCTGTTGTCGCGAGATCCCAGACCCGCCCGGCGTACTTATCGCGAAGCGTGGCGATGCCGGATGCGATCGGGCTGAACTCGGTGATAGTGGTGGTGGCCTGGCCAGTGGTGGCCGGGGCTTGTTCGATCTCGGTTACTGGGGCTGAAGTGCTCACTTTGGTCTCTCTGGGTTGGTGGTTCGCTGAAATATGTAAGGTTGATCCCGCCGAGGGATTCCCTCCCAGCCTGGCTTTCCCTGCCAGCGGCGGGCTCTAGTGCGATTGCGTGGATTGGTGAATCAGATTGGTGATTCGGTTAGTGCTGGTTTAATTGGCCCCGCCGATACTGACATCCTGGCCGATACTGACGCCGGTGGCCGACGATGACGCCGTCGCCGATGGTGACGCCGTCGCTGATGATTACGCCGTCGCTGATGATGACGCCGTTGCCGATGATGACATCCTGGCCGATGATGGCCGTAACATGCGCCCAGCCTTGGCCGACTTTTCGCCAGTCCTCAGCTGTTGTGTCTGGATGCCTATTAAGCACCCACTGGGGCGTCGGCCAAGGCCTTGGTTCTCTCGCTGTTTCGGTTTGGCTTGCTTCGCTCATAGCTCGCTCGCTCCGTGCGCTCCGTGCGCACCGTGCGCACCCCGATCATTCGCGGGGCTCGCGGTGTCTCGTGTTGATTCAAATCATCAAAATGTGCTGGATTGCTAGCAGGCTCTTGCTTGTCTCTGGCAAGATTGCCCAAACTAGCTAAGTTAACCAAGCTAAGCTTGTGGCGGCTGTTTGGGTTGCAGTCCAAAGATTAATCGCCGCTTGCAAGACTTCGGGGGCCTTCATGCCTTGGGTCGCGCCAAGATTCTTGGCGGTTGCCCAGGCTTTTCGAGACACCCGAATATTTACGATCGTGTGGGAAAGGTCGATTTGGTGTTTCTTGTAGGGGCCTCGCTTCATGGTTGAGGCTCCTTAGACGGCGGAGGCTTGCTTGTGGTTCGCCCTGGCTTCGAGCCGATTGAGGTAGGTTGACAGGGCTTTGTGGACGTGCCACGTGATGGTCTGGCCGTTCTTCTCACGAAGTTCGATCAGTTTTTCGTGGATCTCGTCCTGAACGTGGACAATTTTTTGGCCCTTTGCGGCTCGCATCGCTTGCTCCTCGTGTTTTGGTGTTTCACCCGACACGATGGAATATACGGCCAACTTAATTGTCAGGCAACAAGTATTTTTGTTGTTGTGGTCAAAGTGGCCGTTACTTATGGACTTAAAACCATCACTGACAACAAGATGTGACTTATGAAATTTTCTGAAAAACTATCAATTTTGTGTCGGGATCGAGGTTTGTCCCATGTCAAACTGGCTGACAGGCTGGACGGGATTGTGTCGCGTGGCACGGTCGGGAATTGGTTGATCGGCAAATCGGTGCCGAGTCTAGATGTCTCATTCAAACTTGCAAAGTTGTTCAATGTTTCAGTTGATTATCTTGCCGATGATGAACAGGACGTGCCAGTCGAGTGGCAATCACTTGACCCCGACCTTGACGCCCTGATTCGAGTGGCCTCAGAAATTGGTTACCGTGAATCTCTGCGGCGCATCGCCTCTCCATCGGTGCCATTGGCCCCGCCAAGCATCGCGCCGCCTGGTGTTACCCCAATCGCAGGCGAACACGTTCCAGGCATCCACGTGAAGCACTACGACCCGCAAGAGCTACTGAAGGCGCTCGCCCGCAAGAAATCTGGCCAGTAATCCTTCGTTGTCCCGACCGTACATAACCACCGAGCACATGCCGACACCTCTTGATCCCGCTTGGAATGTGCAAGCTTCGCATCGATGGCAGGTCTTGGCGTCGTCGTTCTGCCACGCGAAGTAGAGGCCGATAATCCCGACTCCGCCGAAAGCATCCTCTCGACAAGAGGTAAGTACATGCAGGGGTATCGGGCCGTGGCTGGGCTCGCTTTCTGGTTCGCCTCCCAGTCGCTCCGCTGGGCTGAATAGTTTGGGCTGCGCGTGCGCAATCCCGGCCAATGCCTTGGCAGGTTGGGGGGCCATCGTTTCGCCTCATGCGAGACTTGGTATGTGGTGGTAAGGGTGTGGATAAGCGATCAAAACACGACGGTTGGTTGCGTGCAATCTACTGGTGATTTATTCCATCAATTCTTAACATCGGCATAATTAGATATCTCGATTCGCGAACCATGTTTCAAAGCAATGGACCGAAGTAAATCAAACAAGTTCATCGTCTGGGCTCGATCGTAAAACGGCCTCAGTCGATAGGGCAAGACAACCGTGTGGCCAGCCTTCAAAGTGTCAGCAAAATACCGGATGCGATCGAATCGGGTAGCAGGTGCTTCGGGCTGTTCGAAATCTGACGTGTTCATCGGTGGCCCCGCTGGGTGGCTGGCGTTGGGCGGGTTGCATCATCTCGCCTCTCTCACTCTCGCCTCTTCCATTATCCATAATTGTTCGAACTATCTTCACAAGTGTCCTTCTTTTTATCTAAGCGCTTTCACAGCTATTACACATGACTAGTACCTTTTCAAACGCTATTTCATTGGTATCATATGAATAAGTCGCCGCACTCATATTTTTTTATCTTGTTGATCTGAAAACATGTTACGGCGATTTCGTTTCCGAATAAGATTCGTGATTTGTGCGTAGAAGATAAAAGGCAGTGACTTTCGCGAGATTTTTTATGTCGGCTGAACGGATTCGAGACCCCCAAGCGATAGCATCGCGAAACGAACTTTGGCGGCTTGCCGTCGATGTTGGATTCCGAGAGGGTGAGTCTCTGACTAAGTTCACGGTGGCAGATATCGCGAGACAGACGGGCCTTACTCCTCCGTACATCCGCGCGTCGATAAATTCGGCCCGACAGGTACGAAGGATGGTTGCCAATGCCTTCAGCGACTCTTCCAATATCCAAAGAAGTGCAGGCCGAAATAGCATGGTACGTTCCACGGCCTGATGTCGTTTTGCTCGGTTGCAAGCCATTCGTTCCTCCCGATCATTTGTCCGGGCCATGCCATGTTTGCGGCGGAAAGGTCAACGATCTCAACAAGAATGAGACGGTCGTCTACTGCGCCGCATGCGATCGGATGGATGATCGATTCTCGTACGCTCTGGCGCGGCAGAGAACATCGGGGCTCGTCCAGATTCATGGGGCAGAGCAAGCCGAAAAAGAGGGCGAGCAGCTCGCCGAAGCTATCGAGAAACCCAAGAGGCTCAGCGAAGTTGAACGGCGTCGGATTTGGGTGGGTTATCGGCATCTCGGCAAGGGTTATGCCTGGACTGATGGCAAGCTGACGAACCGGGCCAACTTCGGACGCCAATGGCTTACAGCGATCGGGCAACAGCCTGATTGGTCGCTGATACTCAATTCAAAGGGGCAGGTGATTGGGCGAATCCAGGATGAGATTAGCGAACCAATCGAGGCCGATGGTGACGAACTCGCCGGCGTCTCGGGTGGGGTGCCTGAATTGGTTACCTGATCCCGCCCTGGTCATCATCGCCTACGTCCTCACCTGCCTGTGGTTTGGTCTGCATCCCAACACGCTCGCCGTCGATCCTGATCGGTCCAGCCCATCGCCGAAATATCCGGAGTTTCGCGAATCGAGGATGTAGCCGTGTCGATCACCCGCCGATCTCTCACTCGCGCCGAAGAGCTTGCACTTTTCGAGCGGTTACGATCGGGCGATTCATCGGCGCGTGATGAACTGTTCTGGGCAAATCAAGGCCTCGTTTTCATCACGGCCAACCGTTTCGCATCCGCCACAGGTGCTTGGCATGACGAGGCAATCAGCTATGGCCAAATCGGCCTCCTTCAAGCTATCGACAGGTTCGACCACACTCGCGGTTTCCGGTTCAACACATTCGCCCGGTGGACCATTCGCCGAAATGTATTCGACGGCTGGCGAGAATCCGGGGCGACCATTCGCCGCATGTCTCGCCAAGCTTTCGACCTCGAAACAATCGAGAATCGCAAGACACCGGCGGAATCCAAACAGGCCGAAGATATCGAGCTTGTTTCGCTCATGCTGGAATCATTGGATGACCGGCAACGAAATATTCTGACGTGTCGAATCATGAATGACATGGGTTACAAAGAGATCGGCAAAATCTCTGGACTCAATTCAGTCGCGATGCACCGAATGGTGTTTCGATCGCTCGCGAAACTCAGGCGACTTTTCACAGACGCATCGAATAAATTTTAGGTGAGTATATGAATACGGTCGCACGATTCATCGCCCGTTTTATCGCGACTTTCGGGGTGACATTCATCGTGATCTATTTGGCCTTGGCCCTCTCGATTTACTGGGCAGCAAGCCATCGCAAGCCAGCGGCTCCTGTGGGTGGCAAGATGGTTGTTCCACAAGCTCTGTTTAATGGGGTCGTCAAGTGAGTGGGACGATAGCCACCAACATGGCCAGCACTCTTTCTCCGCCACCCATGCCACCCAATGCTGTTTTCCCATATGTCGATCGGTTCATGGGCAAGGGAACTAATCTGGATCTCTGGCGAAATCTCTTTCAGCTTGGCGTCGAAAATGGTGAAGCCATTGGGCTGGCCAAAGGGATCGTTGGGGCCACTCTTGTCTTCCTCTTGCTCGGCTTTTTCATCATGGCCGTCGCACTTATCCTGCATCTTCTGAGGGCTCCCCATGCTTCGCATCCCACGATTGGCCCGCTTCCTCTTGCTCCTCCCGGCCCTGTTTATCCCCAACTTGGCAACTGGCCAAGTGCCGGACAGGCGGGGCGAAGTCGCGATAGAGGGGGCTGAGTATCGAGGGGTGAAAGCGAGTGCTCCAACACCCGCTGAATACCACGTGCATAACGAAGGTGGAAGCGACGGGGCTGGCCTCTGTGTGATTTCTTCGGTTATTGCCGCTGGCATGACGCAGGGTGTTCCGGGTCTCGAAACGCCTGGTAAGGATGAGCACACTGGCAAGCAGGCCAACGGCAAGGGCTCGGCCCTCTGGCTCGCAGCGAAACGTGCGCCGGGCGGATACGGTCCACCGAAACTGGCCAGCATCTTGGCTAAAACGGTGCCGGGCGAAAAGTATTCCAACTACCTTGGCAGTGATCCCCTGATTCTCGAATCTCTCGTAAAAAAGGGATATCGAGTCGCGAACACGATCACGCGAACGCCATACGGAAACAACATTCATCATCTCGTGAACACTGGCCATTTTGATTATTCGTCGAATGGCTGGGCGATGTATGAAGATAACAATGACCCCGGCATGTATCATTGGCTTCCAGCCCGTGAATATGCTTCCAGGCTAAGCGATGGCGGGCAGATTTGGCTGTTCTGGTGGGACCGGCTCGCATCACCACGAAAGCTGGCCGCTCTGCTATTTCTCGCCACGGCCTTAATGCTCGCATCGACCACCGTCCTCTTTCTGGCCCATGCCTCTCGTTTGAAAACGTCACGAGGTTTTCTATGATCACACTCCTTTTACTCGCCGCGATCGGTCAGTCGAAATGCGTAGGCCCGGATTGTCCGGCCCCTCAGACTCAACTGATTCAATCGGTTGCTAGTCCCGACACGGAAACAATTCAACGCATATGGGTTACTAACCAAAACCGATATGCTTATGGGGTGATACGAAACGGCTACTTTGTCGAGGCCACCCAAGCCAATCAATCGAGCACTGGCCAGCCCGCCACGCCCGATGATCCTGGTTCGCTGGCGAACTCACCAGGATCACTCACCGGCCTGCTCACTGGCTCGCTTCCAGCCTCTCCCATCTCGGCTGGAACGATCGGTTCACCGCCGGGCGAACCCAACTATGGGATTAACTTGGCCGAACTGAAAAACCCGGCATTTCAGGGGTTTTATACCAATGTTGGCCCTGATGGATTCAACCCCGCGGAACATGGTCCGCCACCCACATTGCCCAGCGATCCGACGCCTCGACAGCGGGCGGAATGGGTGGTGCCTATCCTGTTCGGCACAACGGCAGTACTCATGTTTTTTGGCGTGCTTCTGATGGGGCTCGCAGCCTTTAACAAACCACGACAACAGGGGTTAGCAAGTTGACTGATCCACTAACAATCGGGGCAGGTGTGGCCTGCGGGGTGGCCTTCCTTTTCTTGCTCTGTGCGGTGGCATTTCTGATGTTTCGCAAGAATCAGGCCAGCCAACAGCCCCAATACTTTCAGGCCCAACCATCCCAGCCGCTTCGGCCCTTCTCAGTCACTCAGCAGCTTGATGAACTCAAGTATGCCCATGCTGATTTAGCACTCGGCCAGAAGCTTGGAGAAGGTCACCTATTGCAGCTTGGCCAAATGCTCGCACCAGCCAAGCCAGCGGCGGACACCGGCCCAAAAGCTTAACCGTCTGCTCGGTTTGCCGACGTAAATACATTCGCCAATCCAACGCGGTCACCATCCGAGACTATGGCGTGCGCGTGATGGTTTTCGTTCAGCCGATTTCATCTCCATCCACCAAACATACATAAGGTCATTCATATGATCCGACGATACGGCGGAAGATTCAGTGGGCAGGTAATCAGCATCTTACCGCCCGACCCATCGGGTGAACCGGGCAAGCCATTGGTCGATGATGATTCAGTGCTTGCGATCCCCCCAAAGCTCTTTCCAGCCGTCATTCCTGACAGCTTCAAAGGTGATGGCGAGCCCGCGGTTTTGTCGGTCAAGGTGCCATCCTACAAGATCGACGACCAGGCCCAGCCGACCCACAAGCTACTAGCCATCCATGCGGTAGCAGTCGCTCCAGGCTTTGCCCTGCCAGAGAATCCCGATGACTTGCTTAACGGCAACCATCCCAGTGGCACAGTAGACACCTCGGACGCTTTTGGTGGGTTTGTCTACGAAGTCGAGATTGCTTCCATTCGGGCAGTCACTGGCGAACATGGCGGGCCGGTCGAATTGCAGCTGATCAACGACTATGAAGAGTGATCAAATCAAATTTTGAGCATACCACGCCGGGCACGTCGTGAGACGGTTCCCAGATGCTCTAACCGGGGATAGCTCAAACAGGCAGAGCTCTTCAGCCGAGACGATACGGCTGGAATGGTGGTGGTTCGATTCCACCTCCCTGGATTGGTTTATGTGCCTCGATCATCCCTCTTGTGAATCGAGAAGGGTCAAGGTGATCTTATCTACGGGGCAGGTGAAAAAGGGGTGAGAAATGGCGCTCACAGTACAGCAACGCTTGTTTGTGAATGCGTATCTGAGGAACAACGGCAACGGATCAAGGGCTGCCTCTGAGGCTGGTTATGCTTGCCCAGAGATCGCTGCTAGTCGCCTGTTAAGGATTGTGAAGGTAAAACGATGTATAGAAAATCGGCTTGAAAAAGTCGCCATGTCAGCCGATGAAGTATTGATACGTTTATCTCGTTTGGCGGCGGTCGATGCGACCAATTTTATCAGTTTGACCAATGGTAAAGCTGCTCTTGACTTGGCCAAGGCAAAGAAGAAAGACAACCTTTGCGGCGTGAAAGAGATCAAGGAAACCAGCCACGAACGCGAGGGCATCACGTCAACAACTGTTGAAGTGAAGATAGATTCACCGCTCAAGGCTCTGGAATTGTTGGCCAAGTACCACGGGATTCTGACCGACAAAATTGAACTTAAGAATTCCACTCAAGACGTGACGAAAATGACTGATGAGGAACTTGCCATCATTGCAGCTTCGGGCGGCAGCGGAACTTGAGCGACGACGACGGGCCGCGAAGCCTCTGACATTTCGCGAGTATGTTGACAAGGTTCGGCCCGGTTATAAGTGGTACAAGCACTGCATTGTTCTAGCCGAAATCCTCCAAGATGTTGCAGACGGCAAACGAAAACGGCTGATGATTTTCATGCCACCCCGGCATGGGAAAAGCGAAGAAATCTCCCGGTTGTTTTCGGCTTACTACCTCTACCGCTTCCCGTCGCGATGGGTGGGCATCAACAGTTACGGGGCCGAACTCGCCTACACGCTTTCACGGGCCTCTCGTGAGAATTACCTACGCGGTGGTGGGCTGGTCAAAGATGACGCCGCGGCGGTCAAGCACTGGGAAACGAAGGGCGGCGGTGGCCTCTGGGCAGCTGGAGTGGGTGGCCCGATCACTGGCAAGGGATGGCACCTTGGCATCATCGACGACCCCGTAAAAAACGCGAAAGAGGCATCTTCGCGAGTCGTCCAGCAAACTCATCAAGAGTGGTATCAGTCTACCTTCTACACTCGCGAAGAACCAAACGATGAAGGTTCGCCGGACGGGGCCTTAATCGTCATTCAAACACGCTGGCATGAGTCGGATTTATCGGGGTGGTTGCTCGCTCAAGAGATTGCGGACGACGCGAGCCCGGAAGGATGGCACTTGGTCAGCTTCGAGGCCATCAAAGAGGCTGAACCGCAAGAGTTTCCGCCCACTTGCACAGTTGAACTAGACTGGCGAGAAGCGGGCCAAGCACTTTGCCCCGAACGTCGTCCACTCGAAAAACTGAAGCGAATCGCCAAGGCTGTAGGCTCGTACTTTTGGGCGGCGGTCTACCAGCAAAAACCACAGCCGCGCGAGGGTTCACTTTTCAAGTGGGCGTGGTTCGAAAACAAGATCGTCCAGGCGGCTCCGGCTGTTGCCACTCGTGTTCGATATTGGGACACGGCTGGCACGGAAGGGCAGGGCGATTACACGGTCGGGACGTTGGTCGCTCGCACGTCTGACGGTCGCTATTGGATCGAAGATGTCGTGAGGGGCCAATGGGCACCGGGGCATCGTAATCAGCGGATTAAAGAGACGGCTGACAGAGACGGCAAGCAGGTCACCATTTGGCTCGAACGCGAAGCGGGTGTGGGTGGCGTGGCTCGAACGCAAGAAACGATCCGCATACTTGCTGGCTACATCGTCAAAACGGAACCGGCCACGGGTAGCAAGATCGATCGGGCCGACGGCTTGGCAGCCCAGGCCGAAGTCGGAAACGTCAGTGTTGTGAAGGGGCCGTGGAATGCGGCGTTCTTCAAAGAATTGCTCGAATTTCCTTACGGTTCGCATGACGATCAAGTTGACTCGGCAAGTGGCGGATTCAACAAAGTTGCTGCCACCCCATCCCATCACGCGCCGCTAGCAACCGGTTCGCCGCGTCCCTCTTTCCAGCACTCGGGGCAAATTGATCATGGCCGATGAAAAAGCCCTAACCTTCCCGCCCATCCCAGTGGGCGGCGGGTTCAATGTGCTGAGTTTGACAACATCACCCGGCACGAGGCGGGACGAAGAATACGTTGCTTCGGCGGTAGGTTTCCAGGGTGTCCAGATCCCCCAGGGACTTGCCCAATCTTTTGACATTCTCACTCGTCAATTCGGCTCACGTGTCTATGATTCGATGATGGTCGATCCGACCGTATCGTCGTGCGTCGAAATCTTGAAGCTTGGCATCTTGTCCAACGGGATCATGCTAACGCCGAAGCACTCGCTAAAACCGGGCGATGAAACGGCGGACCCCAAGGCCGATCTCTCGCGTGAGATCACCGAAAGTTGCGCGAGAATGCAGGGGGCACTTTCGACACCAATCGAGAATGTGCTCTGGCAAATGCTTGAAGCTTTGACGCACGCGAACAAGTTGGCAGAGATCGTTTACGAGCAAGTGCCATCGGGTGAAGATGCTGGTAAAATTCGGCCCACTCGGTTGAAAACCAAGCCCGGTATCGCCTGGCGATTTGTCGTCAACTCGGCTGGTGAAGTGCTTGGCATCCAGGCTACCACCGTCATCAACGGGGCCTTGCAGGTCTACCCGGTTGAGAAGTTCTTTATCTTCCACCCGCTCGCATCGGACGGCGACCCACGCGGTAAGTCGATTCTGCGAACGGTCTATGATGCCTGGAATTTCAAGCTGCAAATCATGCCAGAGATGCACGCCGCATCTCAGCAGTTTGGTTCGCCATCGATCGTTGGCGAAACGGCTCCCGGCTACATCACGGAAGTCTTGCAGGAAGATGAGAACGGGCAGCCGATCGAAGGTTCGACGCCTCTTAGCCCGCAAGCTTCGTTGTCCGCTGCGATTACGAAATTCATCAAAAACGGCGGTTCTCTTGTCGTTCCGAACGGCACGAAAATCACGATCAACAATCCGAATTATGACGGCAAGTTCTTCAAGGTTTTGCTCGATTGGATTTGCCGAGAGATCGCTTTCGGCATTCTGAAATCGACCCGGCTGGCCATCGAAGCGGAGCACGGCTCGAAGGCCGATTCCGGTACGCAGCAAGATTCGACAGGGCTTGTGATCCGGTTCTTCCGGGCCGAACTTTGCCGAGCTTATCGCAGGCAGGTTCTCTGGCAGTATGTCGCCCTGAATTGGGGTGAAGATGCCGCGAACGATCACACGCCGGATGTCTCGCTGGGAGTAACCGAGCATCAGGATTTCGCCACGAACGCCGGGGCCATCGCTCAACTCTGGACCGCTGGTGTAATTCGCGAGTCCCAACGCCTCTGGTCTTGCCAGATGCTTGGCATCGATCCTGGTGATCCGGCCAAAGATGCCGTAGCAAAAACCAACTCGGGCGAAGATGTCGATGCGAACGACGGCACGGCAACCGACCACGATGAAGATGAGAACGCCAGCGATTCAGGCAAGCAGGCAAAGCCAGCCAAGAAGTCCAAGGGAACAAAAGATGCGAAGAATTAAAGCGTTTGAATATCTCGCATCGAAGCCACTTGCGGCATCCCAAGAGCTTGTAGAAGCTGCTTTGGCCATCGCGTTGCGTCTCAATTCGCAAGAGGCAGTCGAGGCCATTAAATCAACGGACCATGACGAGCAAGAGGGCGGAATGTCCGTTCGTGGCTCGACTGCCGTCATCCCGATCTGTGGGCCGATATTCCGATATGCCGATTGGTTCATCAACTTATGTGGTGGAACCACGGTTGAAACGGTGGCCTTGGATCTCGCGACGGCCCTTGATGATCCGGCTATCAAGTCGATCGTGCTCAACATCGATTCGGGCGGTGGTGAAGCAACGGGGATCTCTGAACTTGCCGAGATGATTCGGGCCGCAAGTGATCGCAAGCCTGTCATAGCGTATGTGGGTGGCATGGCCTGTTCGGCGGCTTACTGGCTGGCTTCGGCGGCTGGTGAAGTAGTGATCGGCGATACCGCGATTCTCGGATCGATCGGCGTCGTGTGGGCCTACCCGACGAAAAAGGACGATCCCCGATCGGTCGAATTTGTTTCAAGCCAGAGCCCACACAAGAGGCCCGATCCGAAAACGGAAACGGGCAAGGGCAAGATTCAATCGGTGGTCGACCACCTTGCCGACGTGTTCGTCCGAAGTGTTGCCGAGTATCGCGAAGTCAGCCCGGAAACTGTCCTGGCAGACTTCGGGGCGGGCGGCTTGATCGTTGGCGAAAAGGCGGTCACTGGTGGGCTTGCCGATCGCATTGGTTCGTTTGAAGAAGTCCTAGCGGAACTGGCCGAAGACGCGCGGCCTGAATCCAGCATTTCCCTACCTGCCCGCGCGTCGGGGCAAGCAAAGCAGGAGCAATCGATGTCGCTGAAAGCAAAGTTCAAGGCGCTCTTGGGTGAGATCCCCGACGAGGGCGATGATTCGCAGAACGCTACGGCAACCGGCAATCAGAATCCAGCTGAGCCCGAAGCCGCTCAGGCATCCCAGCCACCACGTAAGCCGACGCTTCCCGCATCGATCGAAGATTCAGAGCAATACAAAGCTCTCGCCGCCCAGGTCGCTGCTTTGCAGTCTGACAAACGCGAGATGGCATGTAAGTCATTCTTGGCCAGCCATTCCGACCGGATTGCTGGTGTGAGTGTAGAGCCCTTGGCCGCTCTGTATGCCTCCGCCCAGTTGGTCGACGCTGGTCTGCCTGCTCCGAAAGGCATGACGGCACTGGTGGAGGCCTTCGTAGCAAAGGCTCCGAAGATTGGTCTTTTGGGCAATGCCATCCCGAACGGCCATCTTCCCAACGATGCCAAGTCGATCGGTAGCGATTCGACGACGGCACAATCGAACGAAGCGAACCTTGACGAGCTTATGGCAATGACGCCGATGGGCCGGGTGGTTCTCGATAAGAAAACGGCCTGATAGTCCGGCCCGATAGTTCGCTGGTCACGTTCGATCATCTCCACCCCACACAAGCCAACCTGATCATTTTTTCATTCTCTCGCATGAGGTGACATCGATATGGGTAGCGTTTTAGACGCCTCGATTCAGAAGTTTTCGGGGCAGGAACTTCAGCCCCTTTTCCGGCCACAGTTGGCCCTATCAACCGGGTTCAATCTCCCGCCGTCCGTCACGATCTCCAAAGGCCAGTTGATGGCCCCTGTGAGTGGTGGCAACATGAACGAAACGCAGACGCTCACGCTGTCTGCCTCGCTCTCTTCGGGTAACTTCTCGATCAACGTGACCCGAGACGGTGTGACCCAAATCGCCGGCAACATCGGGTATAACCCAACTGCCGCGCAGGTGCAGTCTGCCATCGTTGCCCTTGGCATCATCGGCACGGGCAATTGCACGGTGACTGGTTCGACGGGCGGCCCGTTCACTTTCACATTTGGCGGTGGCCTGGCCAATACCCCGTTGCCCTTGATGGGTGGCAACCTTGGCACGCTGGCTGGTGGCACGCCTGCTTTGACATTCGCGAGAACTCAGGCCGGTCAGACGGCTGGCACGCTCGCCCCTTATGCTGGTGCGGTAATCGCTCCACCATCGACCGCTCCGACGCTCACGCCAACTGGTTCGGGTGGTACGATTGGGGCTGGTACTTACTTTGTTAATTACACGTTGGTGACTGCTCTTGGCGAGACGACCCCAAGCCCAGCGGCTCCGACCACGTTGACTTCGGCCCAGTCGATTGTGGTGACCTCGATCACTGGTCTCGCATCTTCGGTTACGGCGGTAAACTTCTACATCAATGGATGTCTGTCGAAGACGGTTACACCAACTTCGGGTGCAACGGGTTCGGTTACGATCTCTGCCGCATCGACGACCCTAGCCGGTTCGCCTCCAACCCTGAACGGAGCCAACCCCAAGCCGATGGCGATTGCTCGATACGACATTGCGACCGACTCGTCTGGAAACATCACTTTCGGCGCACAGTCGGGCGGCGGTTTCTGGGGTGACACGGAACTTTCGTCGGCCTTCTACGTGACGGGCGATTATTCTTGTGCCGATGTTATCGGCCTGGACACCAACGCCATTACGGCGGGCGGTTTGAAGTTGATCACCGGAACGGTTACCAGCGGTATTCTCCGGCTGTAATTTCGCTTCGACTTCGTGTTGATTTCTGTCTCGGGCGGCTCGTGCCGTCCCGTGTTTCTTGACTGTACGGGCCTTACCCGAGGATACCGAATATGCCTGTGACTCTGCTTTACCCGTCAACCGTTGACCTCAAGCGGATTGAGCAAAAGAAGCTTCCATTCAACATGACCGACTTCACTTTTAAGGAGCTTTTTCCGCTCCGCGAAGTGGACGCCGCGATTATCGAATGGTTCCAACTCGACAACTTCACCGGCCTGATGAGCCCACGCGGTCTTGATGGCGTGGCACCTCGAATTGTGCCGAAGCCAGAGAATCGCTACGAAATGGAGCCGGGCGTTTATGGCAATCATATGATTGTCAGCGAACGCGAGATCACCCGCCGCGCACAATCGCAGGCGAACTTGTTCACGCCTGTCGACGTTCGGGATTTGGTCATGCAGCGATCCGAACAGTTGATGCACTTGCAAGTTGCTCGAATGCTCAAGCTTTCGTGGGATTTGCTGATCTCTGGTATCTTCACATATGTGAACGACACGCAAGCGATCGTGCATCGAAGCTCGTACCAGCAAACTACGTTCACAGCTGCGAACCTTTGGTCGGACGCCGCGAACTCAACACCGTTGGCAGACCTGCGAGCGGTCAAGCTCTTGGCCCGTGGCAAGTCGACCGCGTTCAACTCGCAGTCGAAACTGTACATGAATCAGACCACGTTTAACTACATGGTCGCGAACCGCAATCTTGCCGACTTGTACGGCGTCCGTACGGGTGGTTTGACCGGGGCCGCCCAGAGCCTTGCGTTGGCCACGAATCTTAACCGGATCAATGAGATTCTGACCGGCGAAGATTTGCCTACCATCGTAATTTACGATGAAACTTGGGAAGACGATTCCGGCGTTCCTAACTTGCTCATCCCAACTGGCAAGGCCCAGCTTTTCGGCGTGCGAAAGAGTGGGGCTCCGCTCGGTAACTGGACGCTCACCCGCAACGCCTGGAATCCGAGCTACGCACCAGGCTCGTACTACAAGGTCATCCAGAACGAGCGACCGGGCGAACCGCCACTGGAAATTCATCGTGGTTTCAACGGAGGCATCGAATTGCACTTCCCAGGCTCGCTGGTAACCATGACGGTTGCCTAAGTCTTGATATCGGCAATTATTTAATAGATGAAAAATCCAGCACACTCGGGGTCAGAGCAATCTGGCCTTGGGTGTTTGCATAATCATTTTCGCAAAGGTTCAAACGTGGCAAAGATCCAACCCATCGAAACGCCACCGGAAGCAACGCCCGAAGCATTGGCTGAAGCTCCAGTGGAAACCACGCCAGAGACGACCGACGCCGCAACTGAATCTCCTGCGGAAGTTGTCGCCGATCCTGTTCAATCAACCCAAGAAACGCCAGCGGAAGCAACGGCGGAAGCATCGCCCCAGCCTTCTGGCGAGCCTTCTGGGAAGCCCGCGAAATACATCGTTCAAGCCCAGTATTTGGGTCCCTGGACTCGGGGCGACATTTTGACCGCTGGCCAACTCAAAGCGGCAAATCTCAGCGACGACCGAATCTTGGATCTTCAACTCCAGGGCCTTTTGCTGGAGCAATCTGACTAATGGCCACCCTGACACGAGCCGACATCGAATCCGTGCTGATCAAGCGTTGCGGTGTCGCGCTCGTGACCGTGGGTCTTGATGGCACGACAATCAGCGGATCGAATGCCGATCTAGTCGACCCAATCAGATACGCCGTCCGCATGTTCGGAATCCAGCTACAAGGCACGGTGTCCGTGGTCGATGCGGACCTGATTTCCATCGTCGGCTGGAAGATCGAAAAGCTGTTAGACATCGGCGAAAAGCGAATCCTCGAAACGTGCGTTGATCGATATATCTATGTCGACTCACAAGTTGATCGGGACTTGCAAAAGTATGATCAGCTTCGCAAGGGCTGGGAGACTCGGATAGCGGCCCTCGAATCTCGATTAAGTCGGCCTTACGGGCCTGGAACGGGCGGGGCAGTGGGTGGCAGCTTAGTGGCCGGTCGACCTTTGCGAAACACCGAACCACTCAAAGGCCCTGGTGGGTGGCCATTCAAATGAGCATTCCACCACCGCCCGGCAGAAATTCTGATATGTTCCCCCACACGCTAACCGTCCGCCCCGTTTCCTACTCCCAAGATTCGGCGGGCGGCTCGGTTCGCGCGGACGGTTCCGGCTCATCCATCCCATGCAACGCCCAGCCGGGCGATTCCGATACGTCCACGATGGCGGCGTTAGAGTCTGGGCAGGTGATCGGCTCGGTTATTTATCGAATCAGCACGACAACCGACCCAGCCGTAGCGCCTGAACAGCGGGTAACTGTGGTCATCGCAGGGGCCACGATAGAACTTGTGGCGGCGGGCCAAGCGAAGCTTGTGGCACGTGGCGATATGTGGCGATTCATCGCAGTTCAGAGGGTTTGATAAATGGCGGCATTCACAACACAACGGTCCGGCAATTGGTCAGACATCGTTTCGGGGACTCGTCCTTGGTCCACCTTGAACGGTTCCGGGACCAATGGAGTTCCGGGCCCTGGTGACTCTATTACAATCGCTGCGGGCCATACCCTGACGGTCGATACCAGTCAGTCTATCGGCACGTCTGGCGTCGCTGATTCTATCTCGATCGGGGCAAGCACCGGAGCCATCGCAACACTTGCCATCGCCGCTGGTGTGACTCTCGCTTATTACGGAAATCGGTGGCTTTCGTATGGCGATTTAACGATGGCAGCGGGAAGTAATCTCATTTTATCAGGCACGGGACCAACGCGACTCCATTTTTACAACGGGAATAGCAACCGAGCAAATGACATCACGATCACTGGAACTTCTGGTTCACGATGCTCGATCAAAGGTTCTTCGGGTAAACGCTTCGGCATAAGTAACGGCGGATCATTCCGAAACGTAAACATCTCTTATTGTGACTTCGCATTTGGAGACACCTCCGCATCGTGGCCGAATTTGCTTACACTCGGTGGGTCCGAGAGTACGGTAGTTATTGATAATGTGGTAATGGAAGACGGTTACATTGGGATCGCGCAAGCGTCTGCGATGACGGCGGCATCAAACTTCACGCTCAAAAATTCTTATCTCAAAGATACATTCACAAATGGCAAGAACTCATCGTTGATTATTCGATCGGGAGCGACCGCAACCGGAACGCGGCTGATCAAAAATAACTCTTTTGGTTCGGGATTTCAAAGTCAGGCAGGCGGTTTCCTTAACTTCACCATTGATCATAATGTATTCAATCGAACGACGGCATCAGGGACAAGCTCGGCCCCTCCAATCGCTTCATCGACAGCAGGTAGATGGACAGTATTTCAAAACAACTTAGTACGAACAACCGCCGATTCTAACTGCTCCACACCGTTGATGGGAGACATGTTGAATAACATGTTCCTATATGACAACTCGTCAGGAACCGACCCGAACGTGGTGCAGGCGAGCCAAGCAGCATCAGGGGCAGGGAACATCGGCAAGATCCAAGGCAACATCTGCCAAGCCTATTCAACGGGTGGCAATGCCGCATGGTTTTACCTTAACACCTCAGCATGGAACGCACTTTCTGCCACGTCCTTGTCGCTCCTGAATAACATCGTTCTCGGCAACATTTCGGGCGTGAGTGGTTGCGGGAGCCTCTTCAACTGCGCTACCGCCAATGACGGAAATACATCCGTAACGATTGAACATAACACCTTTAACACCGATGGTTCGGCGTATGTCGGTGCGGTCTATTTGGGTGATGGGAACACGACCGTTGCGGCTGGAATGCTGGCATCACTTCGGGGGAATCTCGGATACGGTACGGCAACACCGGCGGGAAGCTACAACGCAATATTGCGAATCGTTTCCAACGCGGTCGCAACCAATGTTTGCGCCGCTGCTAACTGCGAATACAATGGCGGCGTTTATCTCGTCGCGTCATCATCGCCATATGCTCAAACGTCAAAGCCCGGCTATGTGACATCCGGCACACAAAACATCTTTTCGTCTGCACCAGGATCAAACTCAAGCGACGTTTCGAGCACCACGTCATCGACCGATCCACTGTTTTTCGACAGTACCCGGAATATGTCTACAGCCTATTCCGCCTCGTCTTGCTTGAATCAAACCAACATTAGCACGGCTGGCAACTTTCAGGCGTTGACCGAATATATCGCCAGTACGATGAACGGAAACCCCACCGTGATTGCCGACGTGGTTACATGGATAAAAGCAGGTTACGCCCCGAGGAATTCAGCCTACAAAACAACGTGGGGCACCGATACCAACACGGTGAATAACACCACCATCGGGGCAGTCGCTGGAATCTTCGGCGGCCCGTGGCCGTACCATCTTGACAATCAAAACATGAGTTCATTCGCCGCAGGAATGGGGCTATAATCATATGCTGCTAGATTATGCTTTGGGCCAAACGTCCATCGTTTTGAGGGTAAAGATTCGCAATTCCTCAGTCAGCACCGGGGCAGGATTGACGGGCCTAACGTCGTCATCCACGGGCCTGCGAATTGCCACCATCGCAGACAACGAAGCCACCCCAACGGCCTACACGGTGGCCGGTTCGACGATTGAAACGATCACGACCCTTGGCACGTTTGCAACCCCGACCGCAACCAAATGTCGTTTCAAGGAAGTGGACGCCACGAACCATCCTGGTGTTTACGAACTACAGATTGATAACACCCGGTTTGCAGTGGCTTCGGCCAAGTCGTTATTGATCACAATCTCAGGGGCAACGAATGCAGCCGAGTGTGACGTTTGCATCCCATTGCGAACGGTCAATCCTTATTCTGCGGCGTTCGGTTTGACGCTCGCCAAAACAACGAACATCACTGGATTTAACGATATCGCCGCGACGGCAATTGTCAGCGGTGGAGCAATCACGACTAGCTCTGGTGCGGTCTCGACGGTCACCACTTTGACTAACGCGCCAAGTGACTCGGATGGTGTGACATCGCTTCTCACTCGAATCACTTCGGCTCGCGCGGTGTATCTCGATAATCTGAACGTCGGAGGCGTAGTGGCCTCGCACGCGGACATTACTGGCCTCGACACAGCGACTCCTTTGGCTCGCGTCTATTGTTCCCCATCCTTCATTAAACCAACGACCGGCACGATTACTTATCCGATTGTGCTTGAGATTCGCAACCTTTCGGGCATTCTCACCGATGCTGACAGTGGTATTCCAGGGATCACCACCACGTTTACCAACGGGGCTGGCGCCGACCGATCGGGCAATCTATCAGGGTGGACCAAGGTGAGCACTGGAACATATCAGCGAACCTACACAGTCACTTCAACCGATGCTGATGAGCCGATGATTGGCCGGTTCACTGGCGCGGTTAGCGGAAATGCGTTTTCGGCAACGGCAACGCCAGATGTGGCCGACTATAACACATACAACACAACTGACCGCACGATGCTGACCGCACTGTACAACCTGGCACCGGCCAATGTACTTTTGGTCGATGGATCGGGGAAAGTCAGTCTTTCGGCATCTCAGGTCTACAATAACACCGGCCAAACGACGAAAGTTGCTGCAACCCTGCTCTCTAGCGATATCACCGGCACACCCGTTGCGAACGTCACGCAATGGGGCGGCTCGGCGGTCACTGGGATGCCGCTACCCACGAGCTCCTACACGGCACAAACAGGCGATGCTTTCGCTCGAATCGGGGTGGCTGGTGCTGGCCTCACCGCATTGGGCGACACTCGGCTGTCGAACCTAGATGCGACCATTTCCAGCCGGTCAACATTCGTCACGGGCGGGTCCGTTGTGCTCTCTTCAGATGGGCTCGATAACGTGGTGGTTGAAACTGGCGTGAACGCTCGGCAAGCCCTCTCACCGATCCTTGCAGCCGCTGCTGGGGTACTGTCAGGGGCGACTACCGGCACGATCGTCGTAAAGGGCGCAAACGTCGCAACCACGCGAATCACAGCCACCACCGACGCCAACGGCAACCGTTCGGCTGTCACTCTCAGCTTGCCAACCTAAGGAGGCTGATTCATGTTCACCGCTACATATTTTACACCGACTTATTTTGCACCGACGTACTTTGCGGAAGTTGGCAGTTCATCCACGCCTCCCAGCTTGCTCGCGGCCATCGAAGCGAAGTTAATCGCCGATTCCACCTTGTCTGCGATTACGGGCGGGTTTTGGAAAGATCAGAAGCCCGCGAAGTCGTTGACCGGGACACAGTATCCGGGGCCTTACGTCACGATTACTCGACTAGGATCGACCGAATTATGGCGAACTAAAACGAGCCGATGGCAATCGGAAAAGATCCGTTTTCGGGTCCATGTTACCAACGCTAGTGACGCTGAAACTTATGGCGATTTGATTATTGCTTCAGTTTCAGGATGGCAGCCGATCGATTACGCGAATGGCTTCGTTGCGCAAATTCACGAGGCGGGATCATCGTCGAACCGTGTCACAAAACTAAGTGTCGGCGAATTGTCGGCTTGGACATTTGACACTGTTTTCATATTTGAATGTAAACGGGGAGCATGAGCTTGATTTACACAATCACCACGACCACCAAAAAAGATGGGGCCGTGCTCTCGACGTGGACGGAATCCATTATCGCTGACGGGTGTCCAGTCTGGTCTGTCGGAGTGCTGGGAGGGGTGTCAAATCAGCAGGCACAAATTCCGATAAATATCGCGAATTTGCAAGGTTTGCTGATCGGATCAAGTCAGCCCGTTACAATCAAAGTCAACGGTAATAATGCCGTTCAATCGCTCACGATTACTGGATCACCAACGGGCGGAACATTTACAGTTACTTACGCCACGATCACGTCCGGGGCCATCGCCTATAATGCTTCGGCGGCGACCGTTCAAACGGCTTTGCAGGCCATGAGTAGCATTGGGGCGAACAACGTCACGGTTACCGGCTCGGATGGGGGGCCTTGGACGTTGACGTTCAGCGGTGCTCTTGGCGTGCAACCCATCACGACCGTGACGCGCACGGCAAGTTTCACAGGTGGTACAACTCCAGACGTGACACCTGCCAGCGTGACGACTGGGGTAGTACCGGTGCAGACTTTAATCTTTTCGGCTGGAAACCCGTTGGTATGGTCATATCAAGATGGGTTTTTTGCCGATCCGCTTTCAGTTTCGGTGGTGAATTTGTGGATCACCAATCCAGGGACAGTCGCCGCAAAAGTTACCATTGAGTTGCCCAGCAATTCATGATGATTTCCATTGATCTTTGAATGATGGGTATAGACTCTGACCCGTCTTCGATCTTGCTGCTTTCAATTTTCTTTGCAATCGAAAGCGGCAAGCAAAACGATAAGAGTTAGCAGCAATCGTATCGATGAAGATTGCCAGAGCCTTAGCAAACACATATTCACCGTAACGCATAATTGCACTTATCCTGGTCGACGGGGGTTAGAGCAAGCCAGACCAGCTAGGCCAACCATGAAGCATATTGCGCAAGTCTGGCTTTCAGAAATCGCGCCTCTTGATGACGTGCCGAATGCAGCTATAGGCGAAAACATTGTGAGTAGGGAAAGTAAAATTCGAGACCAATTGATTGAACCTCTAGGTCTTTCTTCTGGCCTTTGAGGAATCAAATGAACTGGTGCCTTTGTGTCAATTATGACATCCAAGGCGTCTTTCGGTGGTATCAAAACGCGAGCCTTGCACTCGGGGCAAGTCATTGATTTGCCCGCATGCTCATCCTTGGCATTGAATCGTTTACCGCAAACGCAATCGAACAAGATCGACATCGCAAAGACTCCAAGATTGATTTACCCAAATCCAGGTTACACCCCTATGGATGCTACGGCAATCATCAACCCCAGTGACACTCGGCCAAATCTTACTCCCGAGTTGCGAGCATTTGGGGAACCAATCGGAATCCCATGTATTATGGGGGACGGAAACACTTGGCTAATTGCTGAGTGCGGGCTGGCCGAAGGTGTCGCTATTTTTCGTGAGGCACTCTATAGAAACAGTGTCCTGACATCGACCGTCCAAGTAGTGGATGCAAAAGCAGCGGCTTACTATGGATTGATGGTTAATTATGAGTTAACAGACGAGGAAGCAAAATTACTCCTCAAAGTTTTAGACGTGCAAGACCTGGCAACTTCGGCTTGTCAGGCCATCATCCCAATTGAGCATCCGAGACGAACGTTTGATGACTGGGCTTATGGTTCTTTATTTGCCAATGGGATCGACCCGGCTCGTGTGCCTCCACATTACATATCCCATGTTCTCGATATCCTTGTTCGCACCAATCGCACTGTGCCACACCATCAGTTTACCGAAGCTGGAATCGCAGCATCCAAAACGGGCAAGATCCTTTCCCAAGGCACTCCGAAACCACTGTTAAAGACGGAGTAAGTTCGGATGCCAAGCGAATCATATGATTTAGTTTACGATGCCAGAATCGACAAGGCTGTCACGGGCATCGACAAGCTGATTGCCAAAATTCACGACCTCGATAAAGTTGTCGATGAGTCTGAAGCCAAGATGAAAAAACTGGGCAATGATACGCCCGGTTTGACCAACATCATGACGGTGCTGGCTCGGCTAAGAGCGGATCTCGGAAATACTGATCATGCTTCCGGGGCTCTGACAGCATCAATTAAACGAATCGGCACAAATACACAACTTGCGAAAGCTAATGCAACGATTGCCATTCTGATTGCCGAACTGGCAAAGGCCGAAGCTCAGGCAAAACAGACACAGGCTGCTCTTGCTTCGATGCAGGTTCCTCCAGGTGTCGGGGCAGCATTGGGCGGCGGCGGTGGAACTACAAAAGGATTGGCATCAAAGGCCCTTATCGGAGGTGCTTTTGTAGCAACGGCAATCAGGTCGGGAACAAAGGCAGTTGGTGAATCGGGACAAACCGAGCGAACTTATAATGCTGAAGTTGCTCGGAAAGCGATTGAATATCGCTCACAGCTTCGCGAGACCGCTACACTTCGCGACAAGACAGAAGTCGATGACAATTTGATTCTTGAACAACTTGAATTTCAGGAAAAAACAGCAACCAAACAAGAGGATTCCCTAAACTTCAAAAATCAATTCCTTGGAGCCGTCGAAGCTGGAAAGAAGCGGGGGAATATCACTGACCAGGTGGCTGACGAATTGATGGTCGAAGGTGCCACGTTTGCTGCGCGAACCGAGATGGATGCCGGGACGGCTGGAAAGCTGGTTGGACTGATGCCGAATTCGATGGAAGTCGGATCAAAACAAAAAGGTATGTCCGAACTTGGCCAAATGCAATATCACCTCAACAAATTGGGAGTAAACTCAGTCCGCAATTTGACATCTCCGATGGTTGGCCTGATGGCTGAGATGGTGGACGAAGACGGAGGGCGAGTTGAAACACCGTCGAATATGGCCGCAATTTTAGCAGCATCGACAACAGCGACGGGTGGCAGTCCAGGTAGGTCAATGACCCAAGTAAAACAATCCAATCGAGTCCTTAGGAAGATGGCTGCATCGGGAATCGCTGAGATCACGATGGACGACGATTATCTGACCGCAATGGGAAAGGCCGCACGATTTTTGACTGCTCCAAATGCTGATCAATGGATGCAGGACAACAAGCTCGGTAACCGAAGCGAAAACGAAGCTACAGTGCGCATGGCCAAATTGCTACCAGTGATCAAAAAAGAAATTGCAGACCCGAAAGCACAAGCGTTTGGTGATTCAGCAATCTCAGTAAATCAGCAATTCCGAAAAGGAAAACTTGGTCAAGCAAACGCCAGCGAAGCCCGCCTACTCTCTTCCGAAATCAGACAAGGGATGAAATCGGAGCGGGTAGAAATCCTAAGAAACGATGCCGAAGCCAGACTAAAAGATCCGACTCGAAAGGGCGGACCAGGCATCGATACGACGGCAACCGGAATTGCAGATGCTTGGACATATATATCCAATGCTGGCGGTGTCTATGGTCGAGATGAACGCATTGACCAGGAGGTTATCGGAGATCTTACCAGGCGAGCCAAGGAGGCTGGGATTGATCCCAATGCGAAGTTGCCAAACGGTGAAACGGTTGCAAACGCTCTGGGGTCTGCAAAAGACACATCAGGCCAAGGACGCGGTGTCCAGTCACTCGTCAAGGGTATCCCGACATCCGTAGACGAACGTCGCCGCGAGACGATCGACGAAACATCCAAATTGATTGAGGCCGCTGAAAAGCTGAAAGAAGCAGCCGAAGCACAAATCGAAGCAGCCAAGGCAGCCAATGGACCGATCGCACCACGTAATGCAGTTGGCGATGTAGTACCCAAGAGGTGACCCTTGGCACGATCGGGAAAGCAGATAGCCGCTCTTCAGAGGCACAAGGTTGCGTTTGATTTTTCGCAGGATCGGCTTGGCGAAGATCTTTGCAAAATCGCAACTGATGGATGCCTCGAAAACGTCATTGGCGAGAACTCGCCGGATGGAACGCCTTGGGCTCCGCTCTCGGAAGATTACGCGAAGTACAAGCAACTCAATTATCCAGGCTCACCAGTTGGCGTGCTCCATTTCTTGATGGCTCAGCCCCAAGAAATTGCAGGACAGGCATCAATCGATCCATTGCTTGCGAAAGTCTCATATGGAGTATCCGATCAAGCAAAACAAGAGATGGCTTGGTTCACGGAGGGCGACACAAGCCGCAATCGACCGCCGCGTCCTTTTTGGGGATTCACCACCCGTTCAATCGAAGCATCAGCGGCATTACTGAAGAAGACATTCCACAACAACATTAAGTGAGGATTGCATGAGTCTTACCCCTACGAATCTTTATATGAACTGGTCGCCGATCACGATCGTTGCGACCCCACTAACCGGGGCCCCGGTGACAGTTACGCTTACCGAAATCGTCGATGTGGACCCTGACATTTCAACACGTCAAGAAATGTTCTACGGAGATACAAACAAGTTTCCGCGAATCATCGCGAATGTCGAAAAGAAACGATCACTGACTATCACCAGCGGCGACATTTACAAGCTGCTGACGATCCCGGAAGATTCAACTTGCGTGATCACGGCAACACTGAATGACGTGAAAAACGGATCGGGAGCAGGAGGTGGCGGAATCCAACTTGTTCTCTCGAATGCGGTTCGCGAGAGTGCGGATTTCAAATCGCCAAACAACAAAATCGGCACTGGCTCGGTGAAGTTTAATGCGTTCGCCGTGTCCGATGCTGACCCGCTGGTAATCACCCAACTGTAATACAGTCCCGCAACCGGAGTCACTGACTTGGCTACTTTCGACGGCATTTCGTTGGCTCCGGTTGCGATCCCTTTGGATGTCCCAAATCCAAAGCGGCGACAATTCAACACTTATCCAGGCGTTAATGGTCGGCAAGCCCTGGATATGGGCACTGATGGGGGGAAAATCTATGTCGAATCTGTGCTGTACGCCACAAGCTTATCTGGCCTACAAACGATCGAAACGACGTGGAGAAATTATCAAAGATCAGGTGACTATCACGCATTCGTAGATAACTTTGGGAACGCAAAATATGCTTGCTTGGAATCGTTTGAACCGGATGGGAGGATGACACGAGCGGCTGACGGCGGATACATTCGCAAAGCAAAATTTACATTCCTTTATCTCAACTGAGGTTGATATGTCTACCAATAAAATTTCTGACCCTTGGCTTCCTGGTGATTCGGATTATGTTCCATCTAACATGCCAGCAACCTTATTCACCGTTTACAAAATTGCCACAAGTCGAAATGATCTCACTGAAGATTTGATTCTCGATAACGTGAATTTCCTCTGGCACCAACAAAGAATGGGTGACGACCCAGGAATTGCCGCATTTTCATATGTCTTTCAAGACAATGGAGACCCGGATTCGCCGCATTGCTTTGAGCAAGCTCTAGATAGTGGTTACACACTTCTCAAAACCGTTGATGCAGGCGACAGACTGAATGTCGTGGCAACTCGGCCCGATGGTGTTCAAATCGTTATTTTCGATGGCCACATTCTCGACTTCGGGATGGTGATCGACGGCGACACAGAACAAGTAGATTTCTACGGTGTTGGTGTCGCAAAAACGCTTTGGGACCGACCGATCGGCGGCGCAATCATGCGCAATGCCGACTCACCTATGACCGATGGGCAAGCAACGACTGACATCGTTTCTGTGTTCAACCCTCAAATCAATGGAGTTACATACGGAAACTGCACACCTCTCGGTGGTGATTACACTCTTAATGGATTTGAGTTCCCACTATTCATTGAGCCTTTTGTTTATGGATCAACAGAAACAAGACCGCGATTTTGGACGCTTGCAAACGCAATTCGATACATCGTATTCAGCGAAAACAACGACGAAGAGTTGGTTAACAATCCAACGAAAGAAGAAATCCTAGAAGTTTTGGTGGCCAGAGAACCTAAAATAGGTTACGCATTCGACCCAAGTGATGTTGGTACATATGAAGCTAAAAGTATACTAGCACCAACCAAGCCAATAACGGGTAGAGCGTGGCCGCAAGTGGTTCACGAATTCATTCGTGACAAAGGCTTTGGAATGCACTTTCGTATCAGCACAACGGGCGAACGTGAGCCAGTGACTGATTTGGTTTTGTTCGTCCTTCAGGCTGGTGAAGTCAAAGATGTTTGGCTTCCTCAACGCGGTTCTGATTTTGATGCCAGATTCTGCAATCTTGGATCGGCTCGCGTAGGTCGTGATCTCAAGCAAGTTGTCAATTCTTGGATCGTCGATTCGGCCCTACTTCGATATGAAGCATCATTTGTTTTGGCCCCTTTATTTCCAATGATGATTGCTGATAGTGACGACGCGACATCTTTGTCGGCTTACGACAAATCGGGATCACTCTATCAGAGTGGGCAACGTGATTTTTACCGGCTCTACGGTTTTGATGAAACGGACGATGGCCACTATGCGATGGGGAGTGGAAGCCCGATTAAAGGAGCCCCGGATCTCTCGCAATTATTTGGGACAAAATCCTATGCGATTCGTCGGCGCATCCCACGATCCAACCTCATTACATCCGATGCCAGCGGTAACCCATTGGCCCCACGTCTCGATTACATGACTGGTTACACAGGCCCATACCCCGGCCTCTGGGATGGATCGGGAGGGACGGCGTGGAAGCCCATTGTTTCGGGATGGTCGCTCTGTCGGGATCGGCTCGGATTTCGCGTGACCATAGATAACCCCAACGCCTGGTCAGTAGGTCCAGACCCTGTGACTAAGGCGCAAAAAATTCTAAAAACCGTAGAAGCCCAATCATTCAGCGGAACAAACAATTTCTATTTCCGCTTGACTTGTGTTATCGAAGGTGATGAATCAATCAAAGCGGTTGCAGACCGACAGGAATTGAGCCCGGTCATCGACACGATTTCCCGAAGAATCGACGCGAGAGATCGGTACTACAAAGAGATCATTGCGAAAACTTCGGTCTTTAATACAGGCTCGACTTCCGTGATTTTTCGGGATGACACTCCGTTGGCGATGGCCGAAGCAATTGCGAATCGTGATGCAACACAATCGGGGATATTAGACGGTGAAATCCATATACCATACATAACCACATATTACGAAATTGGTGACAGAATCCGACAAGTTAATGGCCGTGGACTTGGGTTTAGGACTGACGATGGCGGCGTTTCGTCGACTCCGATTTACCCGATCGTTGAAGCCCGAAAGATTATCAACAAACCAAAGCAGGGCGTAACGCTCAGCATTTCGGACGAGTCCACCGCAAGACATAGCATCGAAAGAAAAATCAATCGATGAACATTTATGATGATCAAGAATTGATCCGACTTGGAGACGCATATCGTGATGGCTCTCGACGAGAGGAAGAATCATCAAGTCAGATCGGGGCAACATGCTTGGCGAAAACCAAAACTGTCACGACGTACCCAACGTCGGCTGGTAAGTTTTTCGCATGCTCAACCCAAAAAGTGATTGGGCCGGAAACTGAAGGTGGAACAGCGACCGTTGCCGATCTGGGAGACACCTTTTACGCTTGGCTTCCCACCGGGCGAACCGTGCCTGCAAATGGTACGCTTGTCATATGTGAACGTGTTCCTTACCGATGGGTGATTGATTGATAATGGATGACATCGAAATTTCCAGAATTGCGAGAGACAACGAAAGACTCGGTTTTCGAGCCCCCAAAGCTAGCAGTAGACCCGCGATTTTCGGTCGCGTGACCACCACCAGCCCAACCATAAACCACTTCATCAACATCATCCCGCAAGCGATCACCGGCACGGAAGTAGAGGGTGGCACGGCCACGTCTACCGATCTTGGGACCGATCCGATAACGGCTCTTTTGATCGGGCCGGGCGTGCCATCGACGGGTGATCAAGTGTTGGCCACGCTGGTGGATTATCGGTGGGTGGTGGGCAAGCGGGTGAGTGGTGGGGGGGCTACATGGATCTCCACAACGTGTTCTCCCGTTCGCATTCCGTCGACTCTGACAATGACATCGGTCGCTCCGAACAATACAACGCTTTGGCAGGGAACTCTCACCTATGGCCCGTCTCCTTCTGGGATCGCCGGGCTTCCGCCAAATTGTTGGATCGGCCCGGTGAACAGCAACGGCGCAGGCCAAACGGATCAAATCTTCTTCTCGATTCAAACTAGCGGTCCGTGCCTCGGTATTATTAACATCTTAGCAGTAACTCCAACACCTGGAACGACGGCTTTCGCTGCTGACATTTACAACCCGGCAGCGTCGGGAAATTCCTTTGGGGACGGGGTAAACCCCTCGACATTTTTCCTGAAGTACGGGTCTTATTTTGGTGGGATTCCTGGCTACGACAACACTATTACTGTGCAAGGTTGATATGGACGAAATGACATTGGAGGAAATGATAAAGTCGATACATGGCGACGAATGGATACCAAAAGAATATTCGCCTATTGATAATGCGTTATCTCCCCCAGCCCACGCCGTCGCAATCATCGCCTGCCCACATCGCCAGAGCGATTGCCACTGTCTGAGCAAACCAGCCACATGCACGAAAGATAATATAATCGTGCAATTATCGGATTGCCAAAACTGCGTTGGCTCGCGAGATGAGTGATGATCTATTCAGCCCGTCTGTCCTCGATTGGATAGACGGGCTGTTTTTGTTTCGAAACAGGCCGCCAAAAAATAATTCCAAAAAAATAATAACTACCCTATTTACTTCCGGTTAATCGCTGGTATATTTAGATTGTCGAGACAAGGAACACCAACCACGAAAAGGGGGCTGACAATGGCAAAGATTGACATGAATCAGGGCCAAGACGCCGAAGGCCGGACTTTCGGTTATGTATCAGGAGATGGGGGGGGGTACTTTTTTACCCACCGCGCAACGCGGTCAGAGACGATCGCATCGATCGAAGTCGATCAGCGCGATGGATGCGGAGGCCTGACGAGAGACGAGGCAATGGAGGCTCTGGATATCCACCTGGCCCCAGAGCCAGAAAAGACCATAGAAGAAATCGCATGCGAGATCGCATCCGAGATCGTCCGAGACGTGATCGATGAAGACCTTCCGCGTGAGTGGACGGTCCTGGCCCCAGAGTACGCAGATCGTCTCGAAACGCTCCTAGATGCCGAGGGTTACGACTCGTCGTCAGGAGACTTTTTTCGAGCCAAGGCGCTCGTAAAATCGGCATATCTTGCCGAAATCGCCCTGGCTTAAAATTAACCGCTACCCGCCCCGCTTCGGCGGGGCCTTACTTCCCACACACACACGAAAAAAGGAAGACAAATATGCTTTCCGTTGCACGTTTTGAAGTTGTGTCTTATTGCTGCGAGCCGGGTTGCCCCTGTCATCACAAATCTGGGGTGGTCGAGGCCGAGTACGAAGGCAACGAACCTGGAGCCGTCGCCGAGGCCCTGCAAGCTTTTCGGCGAGGTGGCCGCTACCCATATACCGTGCTTCGGGCTATCCGGTGGGGACGCGAACCGCAAGTTCTCATGGAGGCCAATTAACCGCTACCCGCCCCGCTTCGGCGGGGCCTTACTTCCCAACCACAAACCACGAAAGAGAGATTCGAGATGACCAAGACCAATTCGCTCGCCCTTCCCAAGACCTGGAATGCCATCAAGGCCAACTTCCCAGGATCGAACAACAAAGGGCTTCGCGACAAGATTTTTAACGCCGCGATTGATTCGCGACAAGTTAGCCACCTTGCAAGATCGGTTGGCTTATACGAATCCGGAAAGCTTTCGCTTGAAGCAGTGCAGGCCGTGTTAAATCAAGAGCTTGCCGAG